TAGGCTGCCGGCATCGGTACGCTCGACGTAGTCGCCATCCACATCTTTGCGCTCCGACATGCTTCCGGGATAGGCGCTGCCGTAGGTCACCAACTTGATCGTGCGCAGCATGGAGTTAGCCCTTCACCAGCTGCGCCGGGACGTGCTCGATCTCGCGGTGCGCGCTACCGACCGCCTCGTCGTAAAGCCAGGCCGCGAAGATGCTCAGCACGTCCTCACCTTCGTGCATCTCGCCCGCGATGGCGCTGGCGGCCGTCTGGAATTTTCCGGTGGGATCGTTGACCAGGTCTATCAGCGTGTGCAGCTCGCGCGCGCCGGTGCCGGTGTATGACTTCAGGAACTCGATGGTGGTGGTGCTCATGGGTCGGTTTCAGTGGAAAGTGGCGGTAAGGCGGGCAAAGGCGAGCCGGTGCAGCTCGCGCCGTGCCGCGGCCTCGTCAGTGTGGAAAGGCGCCCAGAACGCGATGCGGTCGGTCACGCCGGCCAGCTCTTCGAGCTCGCCGTAGGTGCAGGTGGCGCGGATGGTGGCGTTGGCCTTGCGCACCAACTGCTGCTGGGCAGCCGTAGCGGTGGTCATGGCTCAGGCCCCCTCCTCGACGTAGCAGCAGGACAGAAGCGCCCTGAAGAACGGCGTCTGCTCGTGCGTGGTGACGTCGGAATTGACTTCGACGCCGCTGCGGGTTTTTCCGAAGAACCCGCCGTTGACGGTGCTGAAGAGCACCTGTCCGGTGACCCGGCCGCAACGGAAGATGATCGTCACGAAGTCGCTGCCGAAATTCTGGTAGCGGTCGTCGTTGATCTTCCAGCCGCGACGCTTGCACTCGGCACGCAACTCTTTCAGGGAGCGGTGGCGGGAATATTTCTTCATAGCTTCAACCTCCGGCATTGGTGATGGTGTCGTGAACTTCTGTATGCGCAGCAACGGCTCGCTTCGCGAGCTCAAGCGCACCCAGGGCCTCGGCGGCACCGGGGTAGTTGGGGTCTTCGTTGCCGGCGGCGCGAGCGGCGTCGAGGTCTTCCCAGCGCGATTCCGCATAGGGGATCACGGCAACCAGCGCGGCGATGGGATCGGGGCAGGCGGCGAGCCGCTGCGCGGTGTCCCGCAGTTCCTCCACGGTGAGCTTGTAGGGGCAGTCATCCCCCGGAGGAGGGTCGTCGTCGCTGTAGATGTGGGTGTCGATGGCGTCGTCGAGCAGGTCGGCGGCGTTGGTGAGCACGGCCACCAGCTTGGCGAACGACGGGGCGGCCTCGGGAACCGCCGGGGCCTCGTTGATGCGCTCGCAGAGTTCGTCGATCTCACCGGCCACCAGCGGGCGCAGGTTGCCGCCATCCGTCGCGATGGCCCTGATGTCGCTACTGGCGAACTCACCGCACCACTGCCAGAGCCGCATCGCAGCCAGCACGGTGGCCTTCTGGCGCAGGTCCAGCGGCGGCACCGGCAACTGGTACCACTCGGCGTCCTCGAAGTGGCCCCCCGCCAGGGTCAGGAGGACGTGGTAGTCCGGGCTGGCCTCGCTCGCCTCCTCGGGATCGCCGCCGTCGGCGTTGAAGGCAGCGAGCTGCGCCAGCTCGGCGGCGTGGCGGCGCTCACGCGCCATGACGTGGGCCAGGTAGGTGTCCTTGCCGTACTCGCTGGCCATGTAGTCGGGCCGCAGTAGCAGGACGGTGTAGGGGTGCAGATCGGGCGTCGCTGACGCCTGTGTTTCGGTCGTGGTCATTGGTTTCCTCTGACGCTTGCAGGTGGTGGGGTCAGATGCGACAAATGTCGCTGAAGCGACTTATGCGACACCAGGGCATCGGACTGCAACCGGCATGTCAGAGAAATGACGCCAACCATCTGAATTGCAAAGTAAAAAAAATGACATCACCAATTTCCGCAGTTGCGACAACTGCGACAAATTCGGGTAGATTCCGGAGAGAGGAGGGGGTCCGGGGGTGGTGAGAGCGCGCCGGATTCGGAGGTCGAGAGCTTCCGGCTCAGGCGCTGTTGAGCGGTGGTCTTCACAGCTCAGTTCATCCACATGGAGGGCGTGCGTACGCGCGGTGCGATAGATGGGAAAGCAGGCCGACCAATCCAGCAGCAGTAGCCAGCAGGGCGCCGCCACCGCGACAAGCGTTGGCCCCGCCGGCAGGCCTGTGCGTGACTGGGACCGCGCCGAGCGCCTCTACCGTGCCGGCACTCTGTCCAACTACGAGATCGCGACGCAGTGCGGTGTCACCAGGCAGGCCCTGGAGAAGCACGCCAAGAAGCACGGCTGGAAGAAAGACCTCACCGCCCGGGTGAAGCAGGCGGTTGCAACCAAGTTGGTTGCGGCCGAGGTTGCTAAAAAAGCACGCGCGCAACCAGCAACCGAAGCCGAGATCATCGAAGAGGCCTCCAATGTCGGCGTCGAGGTGGTCCAGCACCACCGCAAGGACATCCGGCGCGGGCGCCTCATCGTCAACGCGCTGTTCTCCCAGCTCGAAACCGCCTGCTTGAACCGGGTCGCGCTGGAGGATGAGATCGACGCCGAGCACGCCGAGCAACTGGCCGAGGCCGCGAACAGCGACGGCCACATCCCGGCGGCGGACGTGCAGCGGTTGCAGGCGCGCCGGCAACTGATGCGCCGGTCCATCAGCCTGCCGCAGCACGCCGCCGTGGCGCGCGACCTCGCGATGAGCCTGAAGCACCTCGTCGGCATCGAGCGCCAGGCGTTCGGTATCGGTGAGCCCGAGGAAGGGGCTGGGGTCACGCCGGACACGCCGGCGGTGTCTTACGACGTCCACTTCGGGGTCTAGCGCCATGCAGACGGCAGGCCAGGCCCACACGATGCGTATCCGCTACCGGCCAACCCCGACGATGGCGCTGGTGCATCGCAGCCGGGCCAGGGTGCGCGGGATCATGGGGCCGGTCGGTTCTGGCAAGTCGGTGGGCTGCGCGCTCGAAATCTGGCGCATGGCCTACCAGCAGGAGCCCGATGCCCAGGGCGTGCGTCGCACTCGCTTCGCGATCATCCGGAACACCTACGGCGAGCTCAAGCAGACCACGATCAAGACCTGGCAGCAGTGGGTGCCGGAGGAAATCTGCCCCATCGTCTACGACTCCCCGATTCGCGGCTTGCTCCGGGTACCGCACCCCGATGGCAAGACCATGGTTGAGTCCGAGATTCTCTTCGTCGCCCTGGACAAGCCCAAGGACGTCAAGAAGCTGCTGTCGCTGGAGCTGACCGGGGCCTGGATCAACGAGGCCCGCGAGATCCCGTTCGCTATCGTGCTGGCGACCCGCCAGCGCGTCGGCCGCTACCCGCCGAAGGTGGTGGCGCCGATGACCCAGGCCAGTGTCCTGATGGACACGAACCCGCCGGACACCGACCACTGGTGGTACGCCCTGGCCGAGGAGCGCCGGACCCCAGGCAGCGACGAGGCAGCGGAGCCGATCAGCCCGCGCGACTGGTTCTTCGTCCAGCAGCCGCCGGCGCTGCTCAAGGTGGCGCCTGGCCGCTACCTCCCGCACCCCGCTGCCGAGAACGTCGAGAACCAGCCGCTGGGCTACAGCTACTGGACCGACCAGGTCAGCGGCGCCAGCGAGGAGTGGATCAAGGTCTACCTGCTGGGCCAGTACGGCTACGTCCAAGAAGGAAAGCTGGTCTACCCGGAGTACCGCGACAACGTCCACTGCTCCAAGGTGGACCTGCCGGCGTTGCGCGGCCTGCCGCTGCTGCTGGGATGGGACTTCGGGCTGACGCCGGCCTGCATCGTCGGCCAGCTCACGCTGCGCGGCCAGCTCCGCGTCATCGACGAGTTCTGCTCCGAGCACATGGGCATCCAGCAGTTCGCCAACGTGGTCGTGAAGCCGCAACTCGCGGTGCGCTACCCGAACTGGAGCCTGAGCAACGACATCGTCGGTGCCGGCGATCCCGCTGGTGCGGACCCCGCGCAGACCGACGAATCGACCTGCTTCCAGGTGCTCAACGAGTCCGAGTTCCGCATGGTCCCGACTCACACCAACGCCTTCCTGCCGCGCCGCGAGGCCGTCGCTGGCTACCTGACGCGCATGGATGGCGGCGAGCCGTCGCTGTTGCTGTCGCCGCGCTGCCGCACGCTGCGCAAGGGTTTCCTGGGCGGCTACCACTACCGCCGGGTCCAGGTGCCGGGCAAGCAGATCTACCGCGACGAACCCGACAAGGACGACTTCAGCCACCCCCACGACGGGCTCCAGTACCTGGCGCTGTACTCGCGTCGGGGCGATCACCGCAGCGAGGCCGAGATGGTGGCCCGGCTGCCCGATCCGCGCCGCAAGCTGCGCGGGATGGTGGCCTGACATGCAGAGCGCTCCCGCCCGCACCATCGCCGCGCAGGAAGATCGCGACGGCCGGTCGTCGCTCGATGTCGCCAAGGCGGTCACCATCGAGGACTACCGCAAGAACGCCTCGAAGCGGATGCTCAGCGACTTCGTCGCCGACCGCTGGCGCTGGGAGGTCATGCAGCAGCCGAACTGGCGGCGCGACATGCAGCTCGACGAGGACTACTACGACGGCAACCAGCTCTCGTCCGAAGTAATGGTGGACCTCGAAGAGCGCGGCATCCCGCCGGTGGTCACCAACCTGATCGGCCCCACCATCGACCTCGTGCTGGGCATGGAGGCCAAGACCCGCCGCGACTTCGTGGTGAAGCCAGAGGACGATCCCCAGTGGGACGACGCAGCAATGGCGATGTCGTCCAAGGTGAAGACAGCGGAGCGGCTCAGCATGGCCGATCACGCCTGCTCTCACGGCTACAAGCGTCAGGTCAAGGGCGGCCTGGGGTGGGTCTACGTCGGGCGCGAGTCCGACCCCTTCAAGTACCGCTACCGCTGCGAGCACGTCGACTGGAAGGAGATCGACTACGACCCCTACTCGCAGCGCGACGACCTCGACGATGCCCGCTTCCTGCGGCGCTGCAAGTTCCACGACCGCGACATTCTGGAGGCCCTGTTCCCGTACAAGGCCGCCGAGATCCACGAGCTCGGTCCCGGCTTCCGCGACACCGGGGCCTGGGCGTCGACGCGGGAGATGTTTGAGGCCCCGATGCTACGCGGGGCCTCGCATGGCCCCTGGCGCGACTACTCGATGACACAGTTGGAGTACATCGACTGGGACCGCAACCGGCTCCTGCTCGAAGAGTTCTGGTATCGGGTCTGGGTGCGCGGCGAGGTGATCGACCTCCCCGACGGCACCAGCGTGGTCTACGACCGCCGCAACGAGGCCCACGACTACGCGCTGAACACTGGCCGGGTGCGGCTGCGCCTCGCGGCCTGGGCCGAGATGCGCCAGGCCTACTTCATCGGCCCGCTGTGCCTCAGCGATGTCCCGAGCCCGCACCCGTTCCGCGGCTTCCCCTATGTCGCGTTCTGGGGCATGCGCGAGGGCCGTACCGGAGTGCCTTACGGCCTGATCCGCCGGATGCGGCCGATGCAGGACGAGGTCAACGCGCGCAGCTCCAAGATGCTGTGGGCACTGTCGGCGCGCCGCGTCGTCGCAGATCCCGGCGCTGTTCTCGATCACGAGCGGACCCGCCTCGAAGTGGCCCGGCCGGACGCCTACATCCTGCTGAACCCGAAGCGCGCGCCTCACGAGCAGTTCAATGTCGAGGACAACGGCGCCATCGCGGAGCAGCAGTTCAAGGTTCTGCAGGACCGCATCCAGCGCTTGCAGGATGTCGGCGGCGTCTACCAGTCGATGCTTGGCAAGCGCGACACCGGCGCCGACAGCGGCGTCGCGATCCAGTCACTGGTCGAGCAGGGCACCACCACCCTGGCCCCGATCAACGAGAACTTCGTGGCCTCGCGCAGCCAGGTCGGGGACCGGCTGTTGGCCTATGTCATCGCCGACATGAGCGGGATGCGGAATGTCCCGGTGCAGGTCAACTCGGCGCGCGGCAAGCGGGTCATCGTGCTGAACCGGACCACGGTTCATGAGCAGACCGGCATCGAGGTCATCCAGAACAACGTCGCGAAGGCCCGCCTCAAGGTCTCCCTCGATGACATGCCGGCCACGGCCACCTTCCGCCAGCAGCAGTTCATGCGGATCGCCGACATGGTCGGGAACATGGCGAAGTTCAATCCCGAGCTGGCTTCCAAGTTCATGGACCTCCTCGTCGAAGCCAGCGACGTGCCCAACAAGGCCGACTTCGTGGAGCGGGTCCGCGAGTTCAGCGGCATCACCCCGGACCCCTCGACGATGACGCCGGAGCAGCGCGCCGCGTTCGAGAGCCAGCAGAAAGAGGCTGCGCAGCAGCGCGAGGTCGCCCTGCGCGCGGCGCTGGCCAAGATCGGCCTCGACGAGTCCCGCATCGCGCAGTTCAACGCTCAGGCCCAGAAGACCGGTGCCGACACCCAGGGCACGGTCATCGGCTTCGAAAAGCTATTGGTCGAGATCCAGTTGCTCCGCACCCAGATCGCTGGGATGCAGCAGGACCAGGCCGGTCAGGCCATGGCGCTGGCCGCGAATGGCGGCCGGCCCGACAAACAGGAGGTCGTCTACAGATGGTAGCCACGACCTCGCCCACTTCGATGGCGCGTCGGTGCGCGCCTCACCAGTTCGTTGGCCGTCGTAAGGCCGGTCTGCTGCGGACCCCAACGCAGCAATTCGCACCCCGTGAGACGCAGATCGGGCGTGCTCCGACGACAAGGAGATGGCGGTGAGTGGAAAAGAAGATGTGGTGAAGCTGGAAGACGACCTGGTCTCTGCGATCGAGAAGGGTGGTGATGCCGCCCTGAACGAGGCGCTGCGCAGCATGGCTGTTCACGACGATGGCTTGCCTGATCCCGATGACGACGATGCCGGCGACGGCAAATACGGTCAGGGTGGTGGCGAGCACGAAGCGGATGGTGGTGCCGCCGGCGGTGACGATGGTGGAGCCAAGGGCAAAGAAACACCTGCCGCAGACGCAGCGGCAGCGGGCGCGACCGACGGCGGCAAGCCGGCCGGTGCAGCGTCCGCCGGTCAGGAGTCGCGACCTGGCCAAGGCGAAGATCAGCCCCTTCCGGTGGCGAACAAGGCCGGTACTGGCACGATCCCCTACGAGGTACTCACGGGGGCTCGCAAACAGGCCGCTCAGGCCAATGCCGAGCTGGCAAGCACCAAGGCCAAGCTGGAAGAGACCCAGGCCGAGTTGGCCAAGCTGACGCAGGCGCAGGCCGGCGGCGGCAAGCCAGCGGGGCAGGGACAGCAGGCCGGCGCAGCCGAGGCGGTCGTACTGACCGACGAGGATCTCGCCGACATGCCGGAGCCGGTCCAGAAGCTCGCTCGCTACGCGCGCTCCCTGGAAGGCAAGGTCGCCCAGATCGAAACCGCCACATCTCGGGTCTTCGACGACCACGCGCAGCACCAGCAGGAATCCACCCAGGACGCTATCGACGCGGTGCCCGACATCGCGGAGTGGCAGGCCAAGGGCGGGACTCTGTGGCGCGCGGCGGTTGATAAGGACCAGGCGCTACGCAGCGATCCGGCCTGGGCCAACAAGCCCATGCGGGAGCGCTTCGAACACGTCGCCAAAGCTGTCCGCGAGGAAATCGGCCTCCCACCCCGCCAGCAGAACCAGCAGCAGAACCAGGGCAAGCCAGGCGGTGCAGCGGCGGCGGCGAAAGCTGCCGAACTCGCACCGCCGGCGAGCCAATCCCACATCCCTGGCGGCGGCGCGCCGGCGTTGGATGCCAACGATTCCATCGAGCGGACCTCTGTTACCGGTCTCGCTGCTCGCATGAGTGGAATGCGTGACTCCGACATCGACGCCCTGCTGTCCCAGATCAGCTAGGAGTAACTCCCATGCAGACTCAAATCCCCATCGGCGATCCGAAAGCGGTAAAGGCGTTCTCGGTCGCCCTCTTCACCAAGATGGCTCGTGCGGCCTCGTTCAGCAACAAGATGACAGGCCCGGCCCCCAAGGAAGGCGGCGCCGCCCGCAATCTGAAGGCCTCGACCACCGCCGCCGGTTACCCGGTCGTGGAGATCCGCGACCTCGCCAAGGGTGCCGGCGACAGCGCCAGCTACGACATCGTGGACATCCTCAGCGGCAAGCCGGTGATGGGCGACAAGCGCCTCAGCGGCAAGATGATGTCGCTGAAGTTCGGCACCCAGAACATCCGCATCGACCAGATGCGTGCCGGTGTCGATCCCGGTGGCCGCATGACCAAGAAGCGGACCCTCTACGATCTCCGCATGCTGTCGATGGCGAACCTTCAGGGCTGGAACGTCACCCAGAAGGACAACGCCACCCTGGTGCATCTCGCCGGCGCCCGCGGCTACCAAGTCGGCAAGGACTGGTCGTCGGTGCCGCTGGAATCCGACCCCGACTTCTCCGAGATCCTGGTGAACCCGGTGGTGCCGCCGACCTACAACCGGCGCTTCGTCGTCGGCTCCGGCCTCGGTAACGCGCTCACCGCCCAGCTCGATAACACCGATGGCCTCTCGCTCGACGCTCTCGACGAGCTGCGCACGTCGATCGACGAGTCCGAGTACCCGCTCCA